CAATTGTTTCTCTTGGTATAAAGTTAATAATTCGTGTGCCACTTGTAGTTAATATTTGCATATATTTAAATAAAAAAGGGGTGGCTAATCACTTCCACCCCTCAATCAAACTATATATTATGAATCACACAATTATATTAATCGCGTCTTTTTTAACTATTCGTACCGACTGTAACGGTCACAGTAGCTGAACTCATACCAGCCAGAGGGTCAGCAGAAGTACCACCAGCAATAAAATTAGCTGGTTCTAATTCTTGACCTGTTAACGTTAATGAGTAACCACTTAAATCCCCGAAAGCAGTTCCAGTTGCTATACTTCCGCCAGTCACTTCCATTCCATGTTGTAATCCACATAAAAAGAAATTACCATTTCTATCTTCTACACAAACGTGGGGACGGCCAAAAGCCATCAGCTTAAGTTCCTTGTTATCTTCTTTAGATAATTTAGGTAGTGTTAAAGTTAATGTTTCTTCAAAGAATGTTGTACCATTCTCTCTTGAGGATGTAATAGCAGTTTCCAAGCTATTTGTTCCTTTTAAATCATATTGTAGCAGAGTTATAGTCCCCGTCATATCTGTAATCTCATCATTGGTTTTTGTTACAGTTCCAAGTTCTCCAAAATCGCAGAACCAAGCTCTAACAATACCACCAATTACATCTTTACAAGGTACTTTTCTACCAGCTGTTAAATCGCAAGCCATATTATTAAAATTTAAATAAAGGGGGAATCACACCCCCTTGTTATTAATTAATTATTAGGCGTAAATTACAACATCAGAAGTAATACCTATTTGAACACCAGCTGTAAATCTCATTACTAATCTTACATTCTGTGAACCATCAAGGTCTCCCATATCAAGTAATTTAACTTCGTTATGGTCGCTTAATAAACCAGTTCCAAAGAACATATTTGATTTTTGTGCAGCCATCATTGAATCATCTGGTAAACCAGCACCAATAACAACTTTAACACCATCATAAGAAAGTGCGCCATTATTCCACCATTGAGTACCCTGTGCATTAACACCCGCTGCTCCTAAGCCATTAGCTCCGAATCCGCCAAGAGCACGAACGTATAATTTTGCCGCTTTTCTTGAGACGTAGATGTATAAATCTTCCTTACCGTAAACTCCGCTTGGAATAGCATCTACCACTTTGCCTATTTCATCTACAATATTAGCTGCAGTCAAAGGTGAACCAGATACAGAAACACATCCAGAACCACCGGCAGTAGCTAAGTAGTAGAATCCGTCAAATTCACCAGCATTACCTGTTTGTCCTGCCCAGATATTGTTTTCAGTTTTTTCAGCTACTAATCCTGCAGCGTGTCCTATAATGAAATCTGAAAAATTTGGTGGTAAATTATCAAATGTAGAATATCCCATTTGAATCGCTTCCCAATCACTTCTGAAATCTTTCTTGCAAAATTCAAGATTAACTTGGAACTCTTCTGGTTGTAATATTCTTTCAGTTAAAGTTACTGTTGCAGTATCGTCAAAATCACAAGTTGCATCTTTAATTACATTTGCATCAGTTGCTACTTTCTTTAAAACCTCTTTGTATTTTACATTTGGTTTTACGGTAATTAAACCGTTTTCAATTGTTGAACCACTAAGTAATGCTGCAGAAATATACTTTCCAGCAAATTCACCAGCATACGTAGAAGTTATTGAAGTTGTTGTTGCCATTTTTTATTTTATATTAATTATTGTTAAAAATTTTACTATAAACCCTATCCATAGTTGTTGTTGTTCTACTTCCGCCAATTTTAAAATTTACTTTATTTTCAACTTTAGCTTCAGGGTTATGTTTTACAGGTTTAGGAGCAACAGCAGAAAGTTCTTCTTTTTCTTCTGCTTTTACTTCTTCCTTCATTTCTTCTTTATCTTTGTTACCCATTTTTTCAATCATTGCTTTAATTTCTTCAACAGCAGATTTAAATTCTTCTTTGGTAACATATTCCATTTCTTCTTTTTCTTCTTCCTCTAATTCAGTTTCTACTTCTTCATTAGATTCTTCAGATAATTCTTCTTCTTCAACCGCTTCTTCAGCAGCTTCTTTAATACTGTCAATTAAACCTTCTTCAGTTA